GAAAAACAAATAATATGAGCAAAGTATTAAGAGTAATTGATCCATTTTTCGTAATGGAGATTGGAGATACATTTGAACTCTCTGAAGACGGTAAAGAGTATGTTTCTCATCACAGCGAGGAGTTTCATACTGCAAAAGAAGATAGTGAAGTTAATTCTACTTACGATTCAGTATTCAAGATTTCTCTGAAGTGGGCACAGCAGCTCATTGAGGATGGATACCTTGAGGAAGTAGAGGAAACTCCAAAGAACGCTACTCCTTTTGTGAACGTATTCGACGAGATTGATAGATTGATTGACAAGTACCAGAAAGAGGCTAATGAGCTCAGCAATAGCAAAGAGTTGATTCCAGAATGCCTGAAGGTTGAGAAGACAACAGTACTTACAAACCTTCTGAGTGTACTTAATTATCTTAAATCATTGAGAAAATAATGGACGAGAATACAAACATTATAGACCAATCGCAGCTTGCAGAAGATGTTGCTAGTAAGATTAAATACAGTTTCTTCGATCATTTTCTGATTAAGCCGCTGGATCCGGTCAAGGTTAAGAAAGAGTTTAGTAAACCTGTCACTAACGGTGTTCCTACCAAGGACGCTGACGGTATTGAAGCACAAGACTTCGATAAAGTAGAGACAGAGGTTAAAGAAGTTGATTCTGATTATTTGAAGGGCGTAGTCATTAAGCTTCCTTTGTATTATGAAAATGAAAATGCACAGGATGGTACTTACAAGAACATCAAGCCTGGCGATATTGTAGTATTCAGAGCTACAGCAGGTCTTGGTTTTGATCTGATAAAGAACAGTCGACTTATTAGACTCTACGATATACTTGGTATAGAAAAGTGATCGACATAGAGAATGTTATAAAAGAAGTTTCAAAGAGAACTGGTGAAGACGTAGATACAGTAGCAATGGTATGTAAGCATGTATTTAATCAACTGGTAAAGATAATGAAGGACGATGAAGACACTAGAGACATACTATTAAACCACTTCATGAAGTTCAAATTGAAACGTAGATATAAAGAAAACAAATCTAAAAGTTATACAGTCGTATGAAGACGTTATTTATTAGAGAAGGGATGAATATGACAGTAGATCCCGAAACAAACGAGATCAGTAGTGTTTCATCAGCTCGCGAAGCTATTCAACGTATTTACGTTGCTCCAGAGCCAATGCACGTTATTTATCAGTCAGGTCAGCGTAGAGAAGAGGCTGATGTTGAGAAGAATGATGTTATTGTTACATTCTATACTGATGAGTTCGATAAGCGAATGATTGTAGTAAAGAGTGAGGAGTGGACTAAGAATATCGAAGGATACGAGAAGCGCATGGAAGAAGCAAAAACTAAGTGCGAAGATTGTTGTGGCACTCAAGAAGCGTGTACTAAATGTCCTAAATCGTTTGCTGCGTAATCAGAATAAAATATAAGTATTATGAAGACTGAAAAGAAAACAAAGAGTGTAAAGAAGAGTACTAGTAAGAAGCCTGAGTATTTTGTAGATCTTACTGATGTAAAGACTCCTAATGATGTATACGTAGAGTTTGCTCTTGCTAAACAGAAGGCAGGTAAGCCACTTACAGATGACGAGTTGGAGACAATCATCGGATACGCAATCTACAGAACACTGAACACCGTAAGAAAGTTTGTTTCAGAGTTGCCTTATAAGGAGGTAAATATTGAGGGCGATGAGAAAATCATTCTGGACGCTAAGGGCAATATTAGAGTAAAGAAGCCTAATATCTTCCGTAGATTCTGGAATTGGATTACTAGAAAGGGATAATATCCCACATACAGCCGATACGTGGGAGGCTGAGATTCAGGTGGCCACCTGGACCCACGTGAAATTTCCATAATAAAGTTAAAATTAGTTGGTATCCTATCGCATAGAGCCTTATCAAGAGCGGGGAGCGTTACCTCGGGTAGGAACTACATTGAAATTTTTTCATAATAATATCTTAAGGGTGGCGTTAAGCCCCAGGTGGTTTTGGAACGGCTGGAACAATGATACAGGATGCCGAGGGGTTCGATTCCCCTACCAACCACTGTCCTATGGTGTAGTGGTAGCACAGGAGGCTCTAACCCTCCAGGTCCGGGTTCGATTCGATGGTAGGACGACCAATAAACAAAATAATACATGCAGATGAATATTAAATTTAAAAGACTTACAGAAAATGCAATCGCACCTGTTAAGGCACATGCCGCAGATGCAGGATTTGATTTGACGTGTTCATCTATCACAACTGAGATTAACGAACGCGGTCAGTTGATTATAGTATATCACACTGGTTTGGCATTCGAAATCCCCGAAGGATATTTTGGAGCACTGGTACCAAGGTCTTCAATTGCTAACAAGACACTTACTCTTACTAACTGTATTGGCGTAATTGATGCTGGTTATCGTGGTGAGGTAATGGCTAAGATGAAGGCTACTACTGATGTAATTCCTGCAGTATATAAAGAAGGTGAACGATTCGCTCAGTTGCTTATCTTGCCTGTACCAGAAGTGCAGTTTGAGGAGTCAACAGAGCTTTCTGAGAGCGACCGTGGAGAGAACGGTTATGGCTCTACAGACCAAACAAGCGCAGCAACGGGATCTCAGAGTCTTCCGGAAAGTGAAGGCAAGCCTATAAACTCTGAGACCGCAACAGAGCCAGCGGCTGGGGAGAACGCCCCTGAGCAGGCGTAATAATAACGTTATAAAAGCCTGGGTAACTTAGTACATAAGATGGCGAAGTTACAACGGAGAGGGAGCCTCAATAGGGCCCCCTCGAACCGTATATATAAACTACTAAATAGTGCTCTATGGAACAACTTAATTATAGATTTTTAAATTATAAAAAATACAAGACCTTTGCTAAGGATTTAGCTGACGAGAAAATCCGCGAAGATGCGATTGTATTCGTACAAGACAAACCTTGTATATGGGCACGTGGAAAAGAGTATGTTTGTGACGGACCGAATACAGCTGATATTCAAAGTGGAACGTTTACTTTTAAAAACGGTAAAGATGAGGTAATATTTTCTGCATCGTAGGAAGATGGAGTTATAACTCTTACGGATGGGAATGGTAATAGTATCGCTTAGGAATACGTATTGAAGGATTGGTACGACGGACTTAAAATCAATCTTCGTACTAAGTTTGGCAGCGTTGATAAAAAGATTGAAGATGCTGAAGAGAATATAAGAGATCTTGGTACAGATAAACAAGATAAACTTATCCCTGGCGAAAACATATCTATTACTAACAACAAAAACGGTAAGCCAATCATTAGTGCAATTATTGATACTAGTCTATATATAATGGTATCATCATTGGACGATGTAGCTTATCCCAATCCAAATAAAATATATCTGCTTGAAACAACAGACCAAAACGGAGATACTATACACGAATAGTACAAATGGTCTAAGGAAGATCAAGAATGGATCCGCATAGGTACTGCTACTCCTGAAGTAGATATGAGTAAATATCTAGAACAGGAATATGAATACCTAGAGCAGAATTATCAACCTAAGGGTGAATATGCAGGTAAACAGTGGGTTTTAGAAACATTTGTAAAACAATCAAGTGTATATACTCCTACAGACGGTAGTGCAATCGGTGGAGGATCTGACGACGAAGGGTCTTCTGGTGTTGTAATACCTTCTGGAAATAGCAATATAACGGTAGATAAGACTTTAAGTACTTTATCAGCAAACCCTGTAGAAAATAGAACTATAACAATAGCGTTATAGGGCAAAGTAGACAATAACACTCTACAGCAATACGCGAAGAAGTCAGAATTGTCTGGTAAAGTAGATGCTACTGAATTAGAAAATTATGTAACAAACATACAACATATACAAGACTTAGCTACAAAGCAGAATGTTTTGACAGCTGGTAGTGGTATATCTATAGAAGATGATACAATTAGTGTTGATGTAGATACTAATCCTATACTTATTGTATCAGAATTACCAAGCAACCCAAATCCAGATAAGATCTACCTACTTGAGACAGTTCAAGATGGTGAGACTGTTTATATTGAACACAGATATATAAACAACGAATGGGTTGAGTTTGGCAGAAAAGAAATCACTATAGATCTTGCTCCTTATGCTACTAAGTCAGAAGTTAGTTCTACACTGAACAACTATCTAACTAAAGCAGAAGCTTCATAGAACTATCAGACTATCATAGATGATTATTCTACTAAAGATGAGCTTGAAGAAGTTGATCAAAAGTTTGATGACTATGCTACAAGCGACGATCTTTCTGAAGCATTACAATATGTAGCTAACGAATATCAAAAAAGAGGTAATTATGTATATGCAGGACAAGTTTCTGCTGCGTTAAATGCTTTATAGCAGGTAATAGACCAGAAGTATGTATTAAAGAAAGATGTATATAGACCAAACGAATCAGGTTGGTCTTCTTCAAATCCTACAGCTATTGATGTATAGGGTACTGAAGGAAATGCATCAGATTCTGGATACAGTTCTAACATGGTTACTCTTACTACCGAACAATATCAACAGTTGGTAGACAAAGGTCTTGTAAACGAATCAACATATTATTTCACTTACGAAGGTGAAGTAGAAACAGATTGGACATTTGGAGGAACATTTCCAGTTATCCTTGGAGGTAGCGGTATAGGTGAGTTCCCAATAACATTAACATAATAACTATGAATTTAAATCATAATACAAACAAACAAACAGGCGATCAGCTTACAGCAGCAGAATGGAATAATCTTGCTGCTGATGTAAATGAATTGGGAGCTGGTGGTGCAGGAAATAACGACACACATGTCTATTTTGATAGCACAAACAAACACAACCTTAACCTTGTTACTACGGACTCCGATCAATACATCGACGAGAATAATAAGGTAAAGGGCGGCAAGATTAACATCGAACCGTATAGCGATCTTCAAATCAAACCTGGTGACGACATTACATTGTATTCTCATCACAGAGAAGATCCAGAAGAACTGGCTGTAAAGGTTCTTAATGGTGCAGAGGTTTCTGCTACAGATCAGGCTGAGATCGATGAATACCCTGTAGATCTTCAATTAAACGCATCAAACGTAATTCTTACAACCAAAGACAAGGCTATTACTATTGCCGAAAAGAATAAGGCTCGTGCAGCCGAAGGAAAAGACAATACTGCAGATAAAGCCAACATTATGAATGTAGAAGTTAAGACTGGTACAAAAGCTAAGAAGGCTACTGCATCTAATGGTCAATACGGTTATTTGAAGGTTCGCGCAAACGCTATCGATCTTCGTTGTGAAGACCACGGTGGCATTGCTATTCAACCTAAAGGTTATGATAGTGATGGCAATATGAACAAGATTAAGTTCGAACATGGCGGTGGCGACGGCCTCGAGTTTGGTACATTCAACACCGAAAAGAGTTCATTGTTCACAGACGAATATCGTTTCAACAAGAACGGCGAGATTTATCTTGCTACTCGTCAGACCGAAGCTTCTGGTAAGACAGATGATACCGGTATCTTTGACAACACTCCTAGCGGCAAGACAGCTACAAACGCACTGAAGTATGTAAAGCAAGCCGACGATTTCTATGATGTTATTGACAGCAACGATCCACATTGCACATGGGGTGATATCGTAACATATATTTCTTGGGCTAAAGCAAACAACCAGGGACCCTGGGCAAATCTTTAATAACTTATGATACACGTAAACAATCATAATATAGTTGGTGTTTATAGTGGTAATAGGGATATTGTAAAAGTATACAGCGGACTACGCTTAGTCTGGAGTAAGATAATAGACGTTATAACAGAAACATTAAGTTGTTACGCCAATGGGTATTGGATAGATGAAAACCCTTGGACTGACGAAACACCTTGGTTTAAAGAACAATAAATATGGATTTATATACAGAAAAAATCAATGAATTTACCGATTGGGTTTCGGGAGAGAACAGTCTAACTAACGGTAATGATACAAATAATCTTCCGGTATCCGGCGCAAGAATCAGAGAACTTCTTCAAGATCATTTGAAAGAACCAATATATCTATGGAGAGACACTACTGAGAATTTATACAGGATTTTCAGTAGTGCCGATGCATGGAGAATTTGGGATTCTGATAGAACAAGATATGCTGATCTAGAACTTGCAAGCTTCGTAGCTCCTTCGGAATATGGCATAGAGGTAACGTTTCCAGAAAACGGTACTATACTATACGCTCGTGAAGGTGTTCATGATGAGAATACTGTCGTATCTTATAGTTGGAATGTTGTTGATGGTAAAGGCAACGAACTTGACGAAAACATGTATGTAACATACAGTATAGTAGAGAACGGTGCTTATGTACCTACAACAAAAACTCCATCTGAAAAAAATGTAAGAGAAGATTTATATGATTATCTTTCTACTGGTTTGAATACAGTAGAGATTTCGTTTAAAGGCGCAGATAGTGGAGCTGAAACAAAGAAGACAATTACAGTTCACGTACTTAAACTAAATGTTAGTACAGACTTTAATTATACAACAGTTAGAGAAAATTTAAAACCTCTTAACTTTTCATTGTATGCAGACAGAAACGTATAGGGTCCTTTGAGTTTTAAAACTCGCAGATACTATTACGGTTCTGGTAAATTCAACGAAGCTGCACAAGAATAGTATGAAAATACATTTAATATTAGAACTGCGGACGAAAACAACTTGACTCCTAGTGCAGAATATCAAGAATCTGGTTCTGAAGATGCTACGCGATTAAAAGCTGGTTTACATGCGGTATAGGTTATTGGTAGAATGATCCTAAATAATAATCAGTTTAATAGCAATCTTTTATACTATTTGTTTGGCGTAGGTTTTCAACCAGGCAGCGAGACAATGTATCATGGTATAGCGGCAGAGTGTAACTTTAACGGCAAAATAGATTTTATTGGTCCTACAGAGTTTATGCTCGAGGCCACGCAATATGAATAGTTTACTCTAAATTGGGGTTATATTAGTTATATTGGTGGAATGAATAACAGCATTTCGTGGTATATGCGAGACGTGAACAATGAGGATCCTGAGGATGTAAATGAAACATTCATTACAACTGTAGAATGTTCGTCAAACGTAGCTGCTAGTCCTCTTAAATACATGCCCGTAGAATATACCGATTCTGGAAGAAGTACATTTCTTGTAGCAAAAATTTCTGGAACGGATATAATTGAACTTCCGATATATATCAAAGAAAGCGAACTTGGTATTAGTGAAACTGGAGGTGCCGATTTAAAACTCAAACTTTCTGCATACGGAAGACTCAACGAAAATACAAACGTTTCTACATGGGAATATAATACATATTCTACAACGTTTACCAATGTAAAATGGAATCCTGCAAGCGGATGGTATGATAATAGTTTACGATTATCTGGAATCGATTCTACAGCAGTAATCAATTACAACCCGTTTGGAGATATAGATGCTACAAACAAAGGTGTTACTGTAGAGGTTGAGTTTGAATCTGAATATGTTTCTTCTACAGACGAGGAGCTTATTAGACTAGGTAGTTCGTTAAATAGCGAACCGCACATTAGTATATTTGCTAACAAAGCTTAGTTGTTTATACAAGGATCTCCTATTATTACTACTAACTATAAAGCTAACGAACGCGTAAAACTTGCGTTTATTGTTGAGCCTAGAAATAATGTAAGCGAAGAGATTAAGAACGTAATCTTTATTGTAAACAATGGTATATGCGAAAGAGCAGCTGGTTGGAAAGATTATGAACCTGCGGTATTTTCCGCAAATACTGGAAATATTACTATAGGAGGGTGTAATTCTGGAATACGTGTATATAATATAAGATGTTATACCAAAGCTATTACGATTTTAAACGCTTATAATAATTTTGTATACGATAGTGATGACAAGGCGTCTATTGTAGGACGAAATAATATTTACGCTAACAACGAAATAAATCTTAAGAAATGTCAAGATAAAATCGATGTAATTATTTTAAAAGGTCCTTTGAATAAAGTATTAAGCCGCAATACTACAAAAGATGGTTCTAACAGCGAATGTGATATACAACGCATATGTGCTAAAGATCGCTCCAAAAACTTTACTGTAACTCACGGACGTATTCGTAAACATGGTCAGTCTACGTTGAACTATCCTCTTACTTCTTATAAGTTGTGGACATGGTCTTCTGTAGATGAAGTAAGACCTAGCTTAATAATTGATGCTTCTGAAGATATCCCGTTCTCTAAGAATAGATACCAGATGAAGAACGATGCAATACCTTCAAACAAGTTTGTATTGCAAGCCAACTATGCAGACTCATCTGGTACACACAATGGTGGTTTCTTAAGACTTATTTAGGATATCTGGTATAATAGCCAGATTGATGGAGAATATAAGCTTAGGACATAGCCGTAGTTGTTTAGCTCAAATCAGACAATCTCTGTATAGACCGGAGATGAGATGACTACTGCTGAATCTAATCTCTTTAGAGGTATGAATGCGCAGGGTAAATAGTGGGGAGATTACTTTGGACTTACTCCGTTCCCGTATGTATTAAGAACGGCGCCAGATTCATTCCCATGTTTAGTATTCTACCAAAACGACGATGCTGGAGATACAGCCGCACACTTCTTAGGACAATATGTATTTATGGATGATAAGAAGTCTGATTATACATATGGACAGAGAAGTATATACAAGGTAGACAACGTGCAGTCTGGTACCAACAATGCCAACGACCCGTTCTGTGTTAAGAGAGATCCTAAGACGGGAGAATCTATTTGGGATGAAAAGAAGGGTACTAAGATTTGGGACAACGATAAGGTTCTTCGTATTGAATGTCTTTCTGTAAACAGCACGCTTGCAGACTTCCGTGGTACTACTGCTGATAATAGTGGTCGTCAATTCGATAATGTTATACTTGGTTCAAATGAAGATAATACAAGTATTGGTTGGGAAGAAGACTTTGAATTGGTATACCCAGAGAAAGAGGAAATTACCACATCTAAACAATTTGACGCCAATAAGTTTGTAGCTACTGTACAACCATTTACGGAATGGTTGCGTTGGATCATTGGTACTTATCATAACCAAGCGCAGTTTGAAGCTACTGCAGCACAACACCTAGACCTTTATAAGATGGCTGCTTATTACATCTTTGTATTGAGATTTGGTCTTGTGGACTCATTGGAACGTAATGCTCAGATTAAGACGTACGATGGTAAACACTTCCATTATGAGCCTTGGGATATGGATATCGCATTAGGTAACCGAAACACTGGCGGTATTGCATTTAATCCTCCTATCGACCGTAATACGATGATGGATGCTACTACAGGAGCTATTTCTGGTAGATCTGTTATTGATACAAACAATGACGATGTTCCCGATACTACAGTATCTAACTGGCTGTTCGATGCTCTTGAAGCATGGCCATATTGGATGAATACTATTGTTCCGAAGGTAGCTGATGCTATGTATAAGCAGGGTCTTACGTATACAAACGTAATTAACATGCTTGATGGACAGTATCAGGATGCCTGGTGCGAAACAATCTATAATGAGACTGGTAACTTCAAATATGTTGTAAACCGTCAAAACGTAGATAGCAATGGCAATATTCTATCTGGATATGATGATAGCTGGTTGTCATGGTTACAAGGAGCTCGTACAACTCACCGTCACTGGTGGTTGAAGACCTCTATGGACTACTACGATGCTAAGTGGGGTGTAGGCGAATTTATGGAGAAGAACATGTACATCGGTTGTGAAATGCACAATGTACAAGGATCTATAAACATTGTTCCTACTTCTTCTACATATTTCATGTTTGAACGTGAAGCAACTAAGTTTGGTCCATTTGCGGCAACTGTAGACGATCCTTTAGAGTTTGATGTATCTTCTATTAACTCTGGTGCGAAGGTTCCGTTTAAAATGTACGGCGCCAACTTTATCAAAGAGATTGATATTAGCGACGTAGCAAGCGGCCTTCAAGTATTTTCTATTGCCAACGCATTCTCATCTGAAGTAGGACCTGTGATAACCAAAGTAAATATTGGAGTTAAGGTTACTTAGCAAGATGCAAATACATATACAGGCCAAGAAAATAATAAAGAAATTTAGATTGCTGCCGGTAGTTCATTGAATGCTATAGAAGAATTAAATATTCGTGGACAACGTAGTTCAGGTCTACTCGGTACTGGTCGTATACAAGGTCTTGATTTTATAGCTAACACAAAGACTATTAAGAAGATCTATGCTATGGGTGCCGGTATGAATACACTCAATAGCTGTATAGGTACAGACTTTGATACTCTTGAACTTCCAGATACCATTTCTTCTATTACATTTAATAGTACTACTTGGGATCCAAATAAATTATCGTTCTGGCATACTACATCTGGTGGTTATGTAACTAGAACTTACACTGATTATAAAGTAGACGAACAAGGCGAGGTAGTTTATGAGAACGGTGAACCTGTAATGGAGGAGTACACTGTACAGGAAATGAATCCTGCTACATATACAAAGTATGATCTCGACGATGCTCAAATAGGAGTATCTATTCCTAGAGGATTGTTAGCGGTTCGTATGACAGGTACTACTGGTAAAAATGCTTGTGCTAGACAGTTTGTTGTAGACTGGATCGCTTCTATTATCAAATGGGGTACCGAAGATTGGGATAACCAAGAAAACGGTGCAGATGAATACGCATCCCTCGATGAATATTTAACACATCTATTCAATGAGAGAACTCTTTCTGTAGAGAATATATATTGGAACAATTCAGCAATTCCTGGTTTGAGTTATGAACAACTTACTTGGATTGCTAAATTTAATAATATAGATTATTCTCAACAATATACAACTCATCCAAACATAACTAATTTTTCTAGAGGTTATGTAGTACTTACAGATACTAATGCTCTTACTGGTATTCAAACATCTTATTTGTCTACATGGTTTGGTGAAGGTGTATTTGTATTAAACAGTAGTGGTCTTGTAATCGATCAATAGTTAGAATATACAACCATATCTGTAGGTCCTGCCGCATATGTAGAAAATAACGAAATATATATAAAAGAAGGTACATCTGCAAGAATACAGGCGACGAAGTTTAATCTTAGACCATCATTATCTTCTACAGAATTTTAGCTTTCTGCTCCAGATTCACAGCTATCTGCATCATCTTATAGAGGAACTAGTATTGTTTCTAATAGGATAGGCGTAGGAGATGAAGTTATTTATTATCTAAAAGCCGATCCATATGTTACTGGATAGGATTATGATGTTAGACTTGCAAGTGGTTCTGGTAGTGTTATTATCCATGTAAAAGCTTTAGATTATCCAGAACAAATATTCTTAAGCATACAAGGTAATAAAAAGTTAGATGATAGTGGTTCGAATACAGATTTCTACAAATATGATAAAGGCTTTGATACATTTGTATTAGGAAACTAGGCTGGTCCATTCTTAGTTGGTGTACAATTTAAAGAAGGCGATAGATGGGTGAATACTCCATCTAACGATACAATTAAACCTTCGTATGCTAAATTTAAAGTATATAAAAATGATGTACTTTGTTCTAGATTTGAGTACGGAATAAATTATACAGACTTTATACAAGCAGGACTAACGACAACTACTTTTGTAGATCAAGCAGACACATCTCTATCTTACATTACTGGATATAAACCTACATCAGACATATACAAATATTTTATCCCACTGAATGTAGAAAGAACTGTTCAGCAAGAACCGTTAAAATATAGAGTTGATTGTGAGATTAAACTTGGTGGTATGATTACTACGCTTAGCGCCAACATTATACTAATTAAGGATTTTGTTGTTGCGCCAGAAGGAAATCCATTGTGGGGTCTTATAAATAACTCGTATGTTCAACAAAAAGGATCTAATTACACACGAGGCGGATTCTATAGAAGTATTACTGATTTTATTGTAGGCGATATAAGTGTTGACGGATAGTATAATTTAAATGGTACTTGGACAACAGTAGGATCTAGTATACAAAACACAATATCAAGCGGAAGTGGTACTGCTACTAGTATGTTTAAGTACTTACCTGGTATACACGGTATTAAACTTGATGGATCTACAATGGCTTCTACTGCAGAAGGTATAACCAATATCGATTTGTCTAACGTTCAAGATCTTGTTACGTTCTCTATATAGGATTGTACAAATCTTACTGGTACTATAGATCTATCTTCATTTGCTAACCTTGAAGAAGTTGATGCTAGCGGAACTACAGTTAATGTATTGATTCCTACACGATCAAAAATAACTAAATATGAATTAGGAGCTCCAACATCAATCAGCATTATTAATCCTACTGTATTATAGCCTAGTGGAGTTAAAGTAGATTCATGGGGTAATATTAATTCATTGGTATTAAAAAATATACCTGGCAATAATACTTATGCAATGTTTGAGCAAATTATGCAAACATACATGTTTGGAGGAGGTCTTATTTGGGGTAAACGCATAAACATTGAAGGGGAAACAGGAGCTGACGCTTTTGTAGATGATACTAACGAGTGGTGTGTGTCGACATATATTGATATACAAGGTATTTCTTCAATATCAGTAAATGCACCTCATTATACAGGTATACTATATTTAGATTCACATTATAAAAAAATTGAGAGAGAAAGATTCTTTGGTAGCGATGATAGTAATGTAGAAACCACAATTACACCTCCGCAAGGAACATATTATATGATATGGGGAATTTTATCTAATACAAGCACGCCATCCGTATACTCCAAGAATGTATGTTTTAAAAATGCTAATACAGGACGCACTTTGTTTGAATATAAGCCCTCTTAATTTATACAATAAAGATATTTAATTAGTCATGACATCGTTAAGAATTGAATAGGGATCTGCTGTAGAAAACGTTTCAGAATCTCTTATAAAGAAATTGTATGATATAGCTGTTGAAGTACCGCTGCCTGGTGCAGGAGAAGAAGATGCCGCATATCTTTCTGGTCACATAGCAGTAGAGTATACTTATAAGTCATATGTTGATTATTTGGCAGGTACTATTGGAGAAGGTTCTTCTGGAGTTGTAACTACAATTAGACAAAACGCAGGTGGAAGATTTGGAGATTTAAGAATAGATGTAACACGTGGATATTGGATTTTGTTTGAAGATGAAGCTGTAGAAAATGTATTAAAAACAATGTTGCATAAGTCTGGATTAGTTAGTAGTGATTTAGATACAATTACCTCATTAACTAGAAGCAGCGGATTTAAAAATAATACTTCCATCACTTCTTTAAACGATCTTTAGTATTTAACTTATTGTACTGTTATAGATGAAGAAACGTTTTGGGGCGCAAGTAACTGTGTTACTATGAAACTTCCTCCTATGGTAAGAAGGATTGAAGATTTAAGAAATATGTCAAAAGTTGAAGGATTAAGAATTCCATCTACATGCACCGGAAATACAGATGGCAATTTGTTTATTAGAATGTTTGACAGCTTGAATCTTTTGGTTGTGGATGGCACTATAGACGAACTTAACATGGATGAAGAAAGTGGAAGGTTTGCTGCTCCTACTAATATAGTAATAAACGGCCTTGTAAATAAAATTGTAGTACAAGGAAAAAATTATACTACGTGGGGAGGAACAATTTGGGTAGATGATGTTGCTACATATAAAGCTAAAAGCGGTTTTTCTTCATACAAGAGTAATTTGAGTCCTATATCTAGTATGCCAGCTGCATTATAGAATGCTGTTGCACAATTATAATCAATAACACAACCTCAAGTGTCTAAAATGAGGATGCGTAGAATGGTTAATCTTGGTTCGATTCCAAGCTGCGCACAACGCATTAAGCGTTTTACTAATTAACTAACTTTTATTCACTAATTAAACTAAAATTAAAACTATGGAAAGTTCTAAGATTATGATGTTCCCTGAGATGGGAAGTAATAGTATTGATCCAAACCTGCTGATGGCTTTGAATAACAACGGTGGTTTTGGTGGTAATAACTGGATTTGGATTTTGTTCCTTTGGCTGATTTGGGGCTGGGGAGGCAATGGTAACTGGGGCGGAAACGGTTCTAATGGTTTCCTGTCTAACCAGATTGCTAATGACTCAGGTCGTGAGTTGCTGATGAACGCTATCCAAGGTAACGGTAACGCTATTCGTGATATAGCTACTATGTTGAACACTGAAGTTCAGACTGTTCAAAATGGTATATTCACGCTGAACAACGCTATTACTTCTGTAGGTACTCAGGTGGGCATGAGTGGTTTGCAAATCTAGAACGCTATCCAGAGTGGTAATGCATCAATTGCAAGTCAGATATGTCAGTGCTGCTGCGAGAACCGTTTGGCTATCGCTAATCAGACTAACACCTTGCAGTCACAGATGGCTGCTGCTCAAGCTGCCGATCAACTCGCAGTTTGTCAGTAGACCAACACGCTTAGCACATAGGCTGAGCGCAATACTCGTGACATTGTTGATGCTATTCAGAATCAGTCTGTTATGATCAACGATAAGTTCTGTGATCTCGAGAAGAGAGAGCTGCAGGACAAGATCAACTCATTGACTGCTGATAACGCTCTGTTACGTTCAAATGCAAACAACTCTGCACAGACCGCATTTATTAACGAGAAGTTCAATATTGTAAATGCTGAACTCGCTGCTATTAAGGCATCGCAGCCTAATACAATCCCTGTTCAGTGGCCAAATGTTGTAGCTGTAAATACTACTCCTTACGGAGGTCCGTTTGTTGGTTATAACAACGGTTGGGGTTCTAATAGCTTCTGGAATTGATTGAAAGGAGGTACTTATGTTTGGTACTACTAATTATCCATTCAATTTCTCTAATAGAAGAGGAATTCCTATGTTGGAGACTACATCTGTTACAGTGACAGATACTAATGTAGTACTTAATCTTCCGAATAGAGCGTTCAGATGGTTAAACGATAAAGGCGTAATCCTCCTTCGTTTGAATCAGCCTATTCCAGAAGGTACTACTGCAACACTACCGGTGTTATTCTCCTCAAATGATTTTACACAACCGCTGACGAATATTGGTGGCACTGCAATTACTGTTGCTTAGATAACTGGCACAGGAGTATACCTTATATATTATGATAAGGATGCTAATTTAATGCAGATGATGACCACTGCTATTCCTGCAGCATAATTACTAATATTTAACTTTATTGAATTATGATAGTTATTGAAATGCGCGAAGCTGCACAAGAGAAAGCTCTCGAACTCGTAGATGAATTGCACGAGTTGGGTCATGAAAAGAAAATGATCTTATGTGAGCTTGAAGATACATTATATGATTGTTTTGAAAGCTCAGACAAAGAGCATAAAGAAGAGGAGTCCGAAGAAGGAACAGACCTCGGCTTTAAGCGTCACTACGCTATGCGTAACTTTAACGATGAAGATAAAGATACAGAAAAGTATCATAGTTATCGTGGAAGAATGCGTATGCGTAGAAACAGAATGGGTAGATATGTATAATTTGTACACCTGGGGGTTACGGCCCCCGGGTATGTACAATAAATTATTAACAATATGTTTTCAGGATTAAGACAGGGTACAGCTCTTTATGTATTAGATAAGAGCAAAGAACCTAAAGTTATTACGGGCTATGTGGAACGTGTAAGTGTACCACACCCTATGTATCCTAACTACAACCCATCTGTGAGCTTTGGAGCAAACCTTCAAACAGTTGTAGATGTAACGGTTAAGTTGGGCGATGAAAGAAAAGAATTTGTTGGAGTACCGAGTACTGCTACAGTTCATTCTTATGGAGATTATATACTCAGTGAGTCTAAGGATAGCATGATTTAGGAAGTTACAACAATGCTAGAAAACAGTAAAAGTATAGTAGCTAATGTTGAACAACATAAATCAAACATATCAGCTTGTGAGAAGATACTTAAGGAGCTGAATCCAGTATACGCTAAAGAACAAGAAAGAGATGAGGCTATTGACAACATCTCTGGACGTATGGATCGTATAGAGGATATACTTGCTAGACTTGAGAACAAGTTGGGTATGTAATATGATCGCACAATATATACAGTTAGGAAATAAAGGCTGGAATGTGTTAGTATATTACGGTGTACACGAAGAAGACTTTATAGAAGTACAAGACGCCCTTAAACAACTAGGGTGTTCACACAGAGATGTACGTAGATCTTTAAAAGTATTAACTAAAGAGAATACTGGATTTACTTTTAGTAACTCTGAATACAAGATGAGTATAATCTGTATAGGTCCTTCGTCAGATATAAGTCAATTTGTAAACACAGCAATACATGAAGCTAAACACGTTCAGTCTCACATATGTTCATACTATGATATCCCAGAGAACAGCGAGGATGCCGCATATCTAATTGGGTATCTAGTACAGAGAATGTATAAAATGTTCTCTAAGATTATAAAATAGTATGTTTGATATAAAAGGTGATAAAATTTCTCTCAATACTGAGGATTTGGCTATACCTCCTTTTAAGGAGCATTATAATAAAGCAAAAGACAAGTCCTCAGCATTGAAGGAGATAGAATATGTAATATGGCTACACAAATGGAATACTCCATATGAAGCATACCCGTTAGAGACACGGGCATAGACAGTAGCCAAAGATATATTTGGAGACGAAAAATATATACCCACTGAAGATGTGAAGGAGCTAGCTAAGCGGTTCTTAGAGTTTCAAGAAACACCAGGAACTAGGCTACTATCAGCTTCACAAACTGCAGCAGAAGGACTTATTGCTGCTTTGAATGATTATTCACAAGGTAGCATGGATATTGATACAGCCATTAAGGTTACGCGTATATTAAAGGATGTAGGCAACATTGTTAAGTCATTAGATATAGCAATGAAACAAGCTAAGGCAGAACAAGTAGATGCAGGTAGAGTTAAAGGTGGTGGTATAATTGGAAGATACGAAATACCTAGGTAATTAAATATTTAAAACATGATAAATACTATATTTTATTTTACAGACTCACTTCCTTATGAGACCTATCAAACAAAGATTGATAAGGATAGTGATGATGGTATAGCTTCTAAAACCATTGTGTTTGCCAAACAGCAAGGTAAGATATACAACAATGGTTTTTCATATGGTATCACTCAATCTGAAATACAACAACTTATAAATGCTAGTGTTGCTACAAGTCAAGGTAAACTTGAAAACGATGACGCTGTAATAAGAGAGGCTCTTACAACTTTGTCTGGTGATTTAAGTGGTGCTAAAGGAAGAATTAGTACTGCAGAACAAGCAATAACGACACTGCAAAACACTCTATCTACAACACAAGGTAATCTTTCAAACTATGTTACTTTAGATACTGATCAAGAATTGACAGGAGAAAAGTTGTTTAGAGGAGCAAACTAGTTTACATTTAACAATTTGTCTAAAGACGGAGTTCTTGTACAAAGTGGAACAAATAGTGTAAATGTAAAATAGTCTAGAATAACATCCCAGCAGATTACTACTCCAAAGATTGTTGTAACTGGGCAGCCATCAGATAATGTACTTCTTGCAGGTGGTTCTTCTTTAAGTCTTTCAGAACAAGGTTACGCTAGTGGAAGTGCTGTTCAAGATGGATTTGAGGATGTTTATGAGTAGCTCGACGATAAGCTTTCTTTATCTACTGGTGGTACTGTAGATGGCGATATTACAGCGGATAGTTTTATAAAGACTGGTTCATCTAATAACTACGTATTACTAGGTGGTGGTGGTCATAAACTACTTAGCGAAATTACTCCAGCTAGTCCTGGTACTACAGTGGTACACGAAGATTATGATGATACAGAACTTAGAGGTCTTATCGCAAATCTAGATAATGCTATAGATAGTGTAAGTGCAACTGCAGATGATACAGCGGGAGACCTTTCAGATTTACTTACGAATTTAGACAACAGTATTAAAACAAAAGTAGAAAGCTTGCTTGACGATGCTGCGTGGGTTCAAAACAATTTTCCAGCAGGTACAACAGGAAGCGCTTCTAATTTTGGGCAATCTGATGTAGAATCTTATTTGCAAACTATTGGCGTTTGGGAATAGAATGAAGCTCACACTGCGTCTACCACAAAATGGTCTGAACTAAGCCAATCTGTAGATGGAATTGCATCTAGAGTTACTTAGCTAGAAGGGGCTACTGCTACTGGTGGAAATGTAAACTACTCATTACTTTCTTCTAGTTTGTACGCATACATTCACGATCATTATGCAGATTCCGGTGTAGAATCAACGTGGGGTAAATTCGGACAGCTTACTACTGGGGATATCTAGATGATACAGTGGATGTCTTCTGGTATGAATGCCCAAGCTAGTGATTCTACTTCTGTGGCTAATCTGTTTGCAGCTGCTAAGGATTATCAGACAAATTAGTCTGCGATAGCCGATGCTAAAGCTCTTGTAACTAGAGACGGTAATGATAATCTTACTGCTACTTCTTACATGACCGCTATGGTAGATCAGGCTATTGGTGGCATTAGATCAGATGTTGGTGGTAACTATGCGAGCACTACTGTATTTAATAAGATTGATGATGACGAAGACATTTTATCAGCACTTGTGACCAAAGTAACTGGGGATGGTTCGTCGGTATCGAGTAGTGCGGATATATTGGCGAAGGTAAATAATATGAGTGCCGGTGTTGTCACAACTGCTACGCTAGATAATGCTACAGCTAGTCTTATTACAAATAATGCATCTAGTGGATTAAAAACAGCAGTAATGGGTAAAATAGACACTGCCATAAATACTGCAAAACTAGATCTTGTTGCCGCAAATGATTATAATGCCGCATCTATTGTCGCTATGGTAAATGCATCTAACGATTCTAGCATTAAACTTAGCGCAGATAAAATTACTCTTGACGGTCAAACAGTAGCAAGCAGCATTAGAGCTAATGACATTACACTTACTGGTCAAGTACAGGCAGATAATTTTTAGGCCGGAAGTGGGTCTGGCGTTAATATTAAAACTACAGGAAGTACAATTTCATTCTGTGACGGAGCTACAGAAAAAGCTAGATTTGTACTTGAAGGAAGCGGATTGTAGTTATATATAATGGATGAAAATGGAAACTGGAGAAAGATTAATTGGTCAAATTGGACTGATGTAAATGCTACATCGTATACTCCAGTAACGGTATATAAGATTGTAAATGGCTCGTTTGATCAAAGCGTTGTTTATTTTTAGAACGGAACTTGGTATACAGCTCCAAACACATCGTCTGGAACTCCAAGCGGTACTTTTTATATAAAAGTAAACCCTGCTTATTTAGAATCAGATTCTAGCGTATATTTTGATTACAGCACTCCTGTAATATACGCTCCGGTTCCATTAACAGTTTACGTAGACGGTTCAATTGATTCTACCGAAACGATTGCAATGCCTATATATGAATATGATATAGATGTTTATATAGAAGTTACGTTGAGTAATAGCGGTGTTGTAGAGACAAATAATAAAATTTATACGACTTCTAATTTCCCAGAACACGCATCTATCGAAAGAGACGGATATGGTGCAATACACAGTTCTCGCGTATATTATGGATCTACATTAAAATATATAATTCCTTCAAACGTAAGTACTAGCTCTATAGGATGGAAATATATAAATAATGATATGAAAACTGTAAATGGTACAACGGTTACAGTAACTGATAGCAGTCTTGTTGAAGCTGAATCTAATATAAATGGTGCAAATGTAGTTCAAACATAGAAGTATACATTTGAAGATTACGACGCATAATACTGAACCGTCTCTATAATATATAACATATGGTAGACTTTAATAAGAAAATATACAATTCTAATAAATTCAGATAGAGTGCTCTGTTCTTCTAGGAACATGGAGCCTATACACTTGCACCCAGAGGAACTACAGATTATAATACGTTCTGGGATAGGGAGACTGATAGATGTCTCAACGGCTATGTTGCTGAGGATGGAGATTCTATTACAGGCTACCATTATTTTTACTTAAATTATTGTCCTATTATGAAACTTGAGGAAGTTGAATATACAGACAGATACGGAAATAAACGTAAACGTAGAGAGCGTATATTCGGCTTCCCAAGATTCTGGGACAGTGATTATTATTACTTCAATGCAATAGAAGAAGCTGAAAATGAAGGAAAGCATATGGCGGTTCTTAAGTGTAGACAAAGAGGCTACTCGTTCAAAGGCGCCAGTATGCTAGTCAGAAACTACGAGCTCATCCCAGGAAGTAAAAACTTCGCTGTCGCAAGTGAACAAAAATTCCTTGTTGGAGATGGTATTCTCACCAAAGCTTGGCAAATCATGGACTTTATTGACAAGAACACGGATTGGTCGAAGCAACGTCTCACAAGTACGAGAATGGAGAGAGTCTCCGGATTCAAAGTAAAAGACGAACTCGGAAAAGAAACCGAACAAGGTTACCTGTCCGCTATTACAGGTATTACACTAAAAAACGATCCAGAACGTCTTCGTGGTACTCGTGGTAAACTAGTACTATTCGAAGAGGGAGGTAAATTCCCTAATCTGGAAACAGCATGGCGAGTTGAACAGCCTGCTGTAGAAACGGACGATGGGCATGCATTTGGTCTACTTATAGCATTCGGTACTGGTGGTACTGAAGGTGGTGCTTTTGATGGACTAAAGAATATGTTCTATCATCCGGATGCTTTTAATATACTAGGCTTCCCAAATATATGGGATGATGGCGCTGAGAATACTAAATGTGGATTCTTTGCTCCAGCATATTGGAACATGGAGGGTGATGACGAAAACGGTAACCCTAAATTCATGGATAAAGATGGTAACAGTTTAGTAGATAAAGCAATAGAAGAATTAATCAATCAAAGAAACAAAGTAAAGGACGGAGGAGCTACACAGCAATCTATAGATAGATTTATCTCTGAACGCCCTATTAAACCACAAGAAGCTTGCCTTGAATTAGGTAAGAATATATTTCCTAGAAAGCTATTAATGGATTAGCTAACCAGGATACGTACCAACACGAAGCTCAAGAATATGAAACATATAGTTGACTTAAGTTGGGATGGAAACGGCATGGTTAAGGCTACAGAGAAAAAATCAGGAGATATTACGGTATACCCATTAAAGAACGATGACAAACCAGAAGGATCAGTAGTCATATGGGAATACCCAGTCTCAGATCCCCCATTTGGATTATACATTGGCGGTTGCGACCCGTATGATCATGACGAGTCCTTCACTAACTCATTAGGATCGACGTTCATATTTAAACGCGTTAGAGCAGGAGAAGCTTGGAATGATGTGATCGTTGCAGAGTATACAGGACGACCTGCCACAGCAGAAGAGTATTATGAGAATGTACGTAAGTTACTTACATTTTATAATGCTAGGCTTCTGTTTGAGAATGAGAGAAAAGGTATATACCCATACTTTACTAATAAACATTGCGATTATTTATTGGCAGATTAGCCAGATAAAATTATTACGGAAGTCTTTAAAGACAGTAGAGTACAGCGCCGAAAAGGCTGTCACATGACAAAACAAATTAGGGCGTACGGAGAAGGATTAATCCTCGAATGGTTACTAGAAGAATATGAGCCAGGACACCCTAATGTAGAAAGAGTATACAGCGAACCTTTAATACAAGAGCTAATAGAGAATGACGGTATTAAAAACGTTGACCGTCTGATAGCTATGTGTATGGTTATGATATACAGAGAAGAACTATACCAAGTAAAGGCTGCCGCTGCAAAAGAATAGAATAAACAGGTTGAACTCTTCGAGCTACCATTGTTCAGTTAGAGATACTATGAAGATGAGTAGCCACAAGACGATACGCCTATATTTAGTTTCTAATATGGATAAATTAAAAATAGTAAAAGGAAACACTTTCGAAACTGTAATAGAAATAAAAGCCTACAAATACAACGGAGAGGAAATACCTGACTTTAGTTTATATGGTTGTACAGATATTGTAGTAAGTAGCCGCATCAATGGTGAAATTAGAAAAGTAGAATCATATTAGATATTAGATGCTCACAACATTCAGATTCGTTGGGAAGGCAAACAACTGAAAGTAGGAGGATATCAGTTAGAAGTTACTGGTAAGATAGGAAACGACGCTTGGAGATTTTATAGCAAGACTCCTATATTCTATATAGTTAACACCAACGAAGAAGCTAGTATTCCCGCCAACTCTATTATACGTGAAGATTGTTATTACGTAGACAAACAAAAACTTTATATCGTATGTCCAAAAGGAGACAAGGGTGATAAAGGTGAGCGCGGAAACACTGGAGCTAGAGGTCTTTAGGGTCCACAAGGTCCTAAAGGAGATACAGGTGCTCAAGGTCCATAGGGACCAAAAGGAGATACTGGAGAAACTGGTCCACAAGGTCCTCAAGGTATTTAGGGTCCACAAGGTGAACAAGGCCCAGCCGGTCCTAAAGGAGAACGTGGAGAGCGAGGTCCAAAAGGTGAAACTGGTGCAACAGGCCCTTAGGGCCCAGCAGGACCACAAGGCGCTGCATTTACTTATGCAGACTTTACACCGGACCAACTTGCAGCTTTAAAGGGAGAACCTGGAACAAATGGACAAGATGGTCGTGATGGTACGAATGGTACAAACGGAGTAGACGGACACGATGGCGTTTCTCCTACAATACAGATTAGTTCTATAACAGGAGGACATACGATCACCATTACAGATGTAAATGGTACAGATTCGTTTAACGTAATGGATGGCGTAAACGGTACTAATGGTACGAACGGTTAGGATGGCCGCGATGGAACAAACGGAACTAATGGCGCAGATGGTGTAACTCCTCACATTGATCCTACATCTAAACACTGGATGATTGGTAGTACAGATACTGGTGTTGTTGCTGAAGGACAAAACGGTACTAACGGAACCAATGGTACAAATGGAACGAACGGTACTGATGGTATTACTCCACATATAGATTCTACAACTGGAAACTGGTTTATAGGATCTACAGATACTGGAGTTCATGCGCAAGGTCCTGCAGGTCAGGACGGCAGTGTTGCAAATCAATTATAGGCAGACTGGAATTAGACAAACAGCTCATCTGCAGATTATATTAAAAATAAACCGACAATACCGACAGCTTAGGTTCAATCGGACTGGAATGAATCCGATAATACATCTAAAGCTTATATAGCAAATAAGCCGAGCTTATTCTCTGGATCATACAACGATTTGTCAAACAAACCTACTATTCCAGATGCCTAGATTCAATCAGATTGGAATCAATCAGATAGTACAGCCAAAGATTTTATAAAGAACAAGCCTACAATACCTACAGCTCAAGAAGTTCCCACAAAGCTTAGTGATTTGTAGAACGATAAAAACTTTTTAGAAAGTCCTAAATACGACTATGTTGAAATAGGAGGAATAAAATGGGCTACAATGAATATAGGAGCAAGCTCAGAAACAGATACAGGTTTATATTTCCAATGGGGTGATACAGATGGGTATTCTTCTAGTCAGGTTGGAAGCGGAAGCAAACAAAAATCTTTTAAATGGGCTGACTATAAATACGGAAACGGTACTAATTCACCAGGAGCTAGTGGAATGTCTAAGTACAATTCTAAAGATGGAAAAAAAACATTGGAAGATGCCGACGACGCTTCTAAAACAATTTTAAAAGGAAGTTGGAGACTTCCCACCCAAGGAGAATTTTAGACGTTGATAAGCTCGACAACTAGATCTTGGAAATCTAATTATAATAGTACTGGGGTCAAAGGAATGTTGTTGACATCTAAGGCGGATTCTAATATTAAACTATTTTTTCCAGTAGGAGGATTTGCATACGATAACGGTATAAATTCATCAAATAGCGACGGCTTTTATTTATCTAGCACACTTGCTTCTAGCAAAAACGAAGAAATTTCTTTATAGGTTAATAGTGGAAACTTTTTTACAGATGGATTTCTGCGTTGTAGAGGACATCTTATTAGAGCCGTTCTTGATGAAAATTCTTCTAATTTATTATCTAAAGTAGCTTAGACAGGATCTTATAACGATTTAACTAATACGCCTACCGTTCCATCTAAAACAAGCGATCTTACAAACGATAGTGGTTTTATAGACGGTATGGTTATATTATCGTATGGTAATTCTACTTGGAACGATTTCATTAATGCGTATACTAGTAATAAAATAGTATATTGTAGAGCAAGTAGTAATAGCAATCCTGCAACAGGTAGTCAAACAAGACTTGCGTTTATGGCGTATGTAAATGACGCAGATAATCCAACTGAAGTAGAGTTTCAATATTACAGAAGTGTATCATCACATTCGGCGTCTTAGCAAGGAGATTAGGTGTTTGTGTATAAGTTAGCAAGTAATGGTACATGGACAGTTACGACAAGAGAAGCTTCTGTAAAGATTGTCGCTGGAACAGGTTTAACAACTTCTTATAGTAACGGAACACTTACTATATCGTTAGCCTCATAAATAAGTTAACACAATGGTTAGAGTAGAAGATAATTTATATAACTCGAGTTTCCCTCAGCAGAAGCTACCTCTAAAAAAGAAAGATGAGAAGTGGTAGCACGACTGTGTAAATTATATTATAGGCGAGGGTAACGTTGTGTCCGGAGGAATGGACAGAACGCGTTTCGGAGAGATGCAGACCTATTATAACCTTTATAATTCTATATTTGATGAAAAAGACTTCAAGCGTATCACGAATCCGTTTAAAGTCGACGACGGATTCCCAGCTACCCCACAAGATTTCAATATAATTAGGCCTAAGGTAGACCTCCTTATAGGTGAAGAGACAAAGAGGCCGATGAACTTCAGGGTAGTTAGAACATCGCAAGAAGCAGCTTCAGAGTTGATGGACAAAGAGAAGGAATTGCTTATGCAATATATTATGGCAGCGATTACCTCTAAGATGAGTCCTGAAGAAGCACAACAGTTCTAGCAATAGTTATAGAGTGGAGAAGTTATGCCACCAGAAGCTATTGCTAAGTACATGTCAAAAGATTATAAAGACGTTGTAGAAAATACAGCATATCATACATTGGTTTATCTAAGAGAAAAGCTTAACTTAGATAATGAATTTATTAAGGGCTGGAAAGATGCTCTTATCGGCGGCGTTGAAGTATACTATGTTGGTGTATAGAACGACGAGCCGTACCTAGAAAGAGTAAATCCAATATTCTTTAGCTTTGAGCAGTCACCAGATTTAGAGTTTATAGAAGACGCTTCTTGGTGCTGCAGAAAGATGAGGCTGTCAGTAGCTGAGATATATGACAGATATTATGACAAGCTTGAAGAGAAGGATCTAAATAAGCTTAACGAAATGCTTACAGGTAGACCTTCTAACGATATGGGTGACAAGGATATAGTAGACAACTTTTCTGGTATTCAGATGCGTATATATGATAATCCTATATACGATCAGAAGAGCAGACACCAAATAAACGTATGGCATTGCTGTTGGAAATCATTTAAGAAGATTTTCTATGTTACTTATATGGATGAGTCTGGCACACCTCAAACAGAGATTGTAGACGAAACATATAAGAAGACAGGAATGGAGTTGGATGTAACTCCAGACTGGATAGTTGAAGTGTGGGAAGGATATAGAGCGGGCTCTGATTTATACTTTGGTATACAACCATTAGAATATCAGCATGTATCTATAGACAATCCTAACTCACAGAAACTTCCTTACTGTGGTTGTGTTTATAGTAATACTAATAGTAGACCACGATCACTCGTAAGTATCCTTAAGCCTCTGCAATATATGTACATTGTACTTTGGTATCGCCTTGAGCTAGCTATTGCTAGAGATAAGGGTAAGGTTGTAAACATGGATATTACACAGATACCTAAGTCTATGAACATTACCCCAGAAAGATGGATGCACTATCTATCTTCTGTAGGTGTAAACTTCATTAATCCTTACGAGGAGGGCTGGAATGTTCCTGGACGTGAAGGTGGCAAGCCAGCTACATTTAACCAGATAACCGCACTAGACCTTACGATGTCTAATGTTATTGCTGAATATATACAGCTGATGGATAAGATAGAACAGCTAGCAGGTACAATATCTGGTATTACAGAGCAGCGTCAAGGTGCTATATCACAACATGAACTTGTAGGCAACGTTGAACGCAGCGTAATCCAATCTTCGCATATCACAGAACCATTGTTCTGGGCTCACAATCAGTGTAAGCGTCATGCACTTAATATGCTACTGAATACAGCTAAGGGTGCTTGGGAACAGACCGGAAAGAAGAAGCTCAGTTATATCTTCGACAATGGTGAAAGAGCTTATGTGGATATTTCAGATAAGTTCTATTATGAAGATATGGATGTGTTTGTAAGTGACACTTCTAAAGACATGGAGAACATTTAGAAGTTGCAGCAGCTTATTTAGCCGGCTATGCAGAATGGAGCCAGTCTCTTAGAGGCCGCTGAGGTACTTACAAATGATAACTTTAACATTATCAAACAAAAGCTTCAAGAAATGCAAGAACGTCAAGAACAGATGCAGAAGCAAGCACAGGAAGCTGAACAGCAGCAAGCTATTCAACTCCAGCAAATGCAGAATGAACAGCGTGAACAAGAGCTTATGCTTGAAGAAGCTAAGATGGATCTTGAACGTTATAAGATTGATGCTGATAACCAAACTAAGATAGCTGTAGCTGAGATCTCTACTTATCGTGGTACTGAAGAGAAGGATATCAATGCTAATGGTGTACCTGATCCTGAGGAGATGTATAAGGTAGCTATGGAGCAGCAAAAGATTCGCTCTGGAGAGTATGTCAAAGATCGTGAGATTAAGTATAAGAAAGATATCGAAGATAAGAAGATAGAACTCGAAAGAGAAAAGATGAAACACGAATCTGAGCTTCAGAAACAGAAGGATGATGCTGCTCTTGAACGCGAAAGAGTTAAAGCTCGTGCAGCTATTCGTAATAAAGTATCCGGAGAAAAGTAATTATGCCTAAAATACTAAGACCTAGATCAAAGCCTCGTAGAAAAGGAGAAAAATCTTCAGAGGTTGAATATAGCAGAGTGAAGGCATTGCGTAAAATACAACAGCAAGAACGAGAGGCATCTGAAAAACGAGCCTCTCAAGCTGAAGTATTTTTGTAGCCTGTCAAAAATACAACATCTGCATTAGAAGAATCAGTTAAACAAGTTCCGTTTACTGGTGAAGAATATCAACAGGCCGCCGAGTCTCAGAGACAAGATAAGGTTTAGAAGTGGCATGATATAGAAACCGGTATGGAAGCTGCTTTGACAGCACAGCTTGGAACAGATTTGGCCGGTCCGTTACTACGTTATGGATGGAACGCATTAAAGAATAAAGCAATTAGCCCTGCCGCCAGGACAATGATGAATCCTGAAAACTTTGTGTTTGAAGGTCCAAAAATAAAACCAGTATAGCTAAACGTCGTTGACGAGACAATTGCTGAAGAGCCTGCTGTTAAGCTTGTATAGACACTGCTTAAAAAACCTCGTTTAGCGTTGCCAGAAGGTTAGAATTTACCTCCAGAGGCAACATATACAGGTAAGGCTCCATCTAGAACTTTAGATTTAAAAACGTTGCAATAGAGAAATGAAGCTAGACATGTGTTAAACGACATAGCTGAAGATCCCAATGATTATACGTTCAAAGAAATAAATCAAGCTTTAGAAACAGCGTTTAAAGACGAAGGAACAGTTCCCATAAAGATAGATTCTTCTGGAAAAGTAATACATCTCGGCAACAATACACAAGAAGAATTAAAAAAAGTAAATGCAATTCTTGAACGTTATGGATATGAAAAAATTCCAGAAGGAATGGACGATGTTGCTACTAGATAGGCAGTGTTGGATAGGGCTGCAGAACATAGGACTTTTGTACGCGGTGTATATCTAAAACCTAGAGGTTCTAATGCTGACAAGGCGATGACAAAGCAAGCGGCAAGAATGTTTGGTGTTCCGGAAGATTAGGTTACTGCCGAAATGAAACTTCAGGCTGCAGCAACACATACGGTAGCAGGAAGAGCGGAAAACGGGAGGCAGGGCCTTCATGAGGCATTAGAAAATTATAATTTACTGCGAAGAAACGGGCAGTATGATGCCGTATACACATCTTCAAGAGATTAGGTTGCCGCTGGATATTCTAATCCAGGATATGGTGGTGGATCGCAAGGAAAGTCTTATTATGTGCAATTACCTGTGAATGATACACCAAACACATCTCTTACGCAATTGTGGGAAAATAATGAATTTCCGATAATGGATGACATGACTGGACTATTAACAGATTGGAGAACTAAAAAATTGCCATATATGTTAAAGACAGGAAAGCCGCTTTCTGTTGATGTAGAAAGAGAATTCGTCGATCCCGATTGGGTTCGTGCTACAATGCAAGCAGGAGATATTGCTAAACGGAATGTACGACTGCCAATGAAATATAGCGATACAAAACCAACAGAATAGTTTATTGAGGGTGTATATACTAAAGACGGACATTATGGCTCTAAGGATCCAAAACTTGTAGAGTCAGATATTACGTATACAATTTAGTAGATGATGAAATATGGCGTAAAGCCAATAAATCCAATAAGAAGTTATAAACTTGGGCCGCGTAGATTTGAAATTGGAGACGTAGAAGTTATGGATCCAGATTATGCAGATCCTGTCATCGAACAAATGACACTGAAATATCCATGGGCTTTATAGAATTTACGTAGCAGATTAACTCTTATAGATCTTGTAAAAAAACAATTATCATCGAAAGAACCACTTCCTCTTGGAATACAACAAGATTGGAGAGACCTATCGTAGTTAAGAAAGTTTGGAGCAATTACTGATAAACAATACTAGGCTATTAAAAAAGCCTATCATTTTGGAGGAGATCCTTTAAAATATATCGATTTCAAAAAGGCTACACAAGCTGCAAAAAATTAGTATTTTAAAGATATTAAAATATCTCGATCTAGAGACGCTTGGCATAGAAAACTAGAGGTTGCTAGTGACGAAAAACGATATTAGTACGATTTAGAAACAATCGATCGTTAGGTTGGAAATGATTTATCAAATTTGATGTTTAAAAATCCGCATGAGATTATGTCTAGTATGCAAAAGGAAATGTAGGCTGCTGGCGTTAAACCAAATTACAGTTTAAAATCTAAAGATGGATATAGAGTGTTTACCACAGAGGGCATTAGAAATCCAGATCCAAATGATGTAAGCGGAACGCACTATGTTGTGCTCGGACCAAAAGATACAAAGCTTCTTAATGTAAAAGGTGAATATAAACCGAACAGCAGTAGAAGACATCATGGACACAGCGGCGATCGTATTGAAGGCGTGTCTCGTAACCTAGGTGCAGTTTTATCGCCGTTATTTCTTGGAGGAGCTACTGCTTATAATTATTATAAAAATGACGTACAGTGAAGAACAAGAGCTCTTAGAGCTTACTAGATAGAATAATATGCTTCTAAGAGCTATACTTCGCTTTGTATAGCATGATGAAGCTAATGATATGATGACTAACATCGTAGCTAATATAATTGGTAATAGAATAGATCCTTAGAATTATACGCAGAATGAACTGCGAAACAAATAAATATAATAAGAATTAACATATTGCAATATGGCAAAAAAGAAAAACACTATTCCGAGTGAATTCGAAAGCTTGCTTGGTAATATTGGTTATTCAAATCCTGAAGAGGGAGGTGGTATAACTATTATTGAAGATGAGCCTTTTGTACCACTCGTAGATGAAGATGATGATAAAAACGTGCCGCCAGTGAAAGATCCTGAGGACGGCAAAACAGCGGATCCGACTGACGATCCAAATGCGCATACTGACACTACACCAGAGCCAGATCCTGCGCAAGTTAATAATCCAGAACCACCAGCTGAACCCCCTGTAGAGGAACCTGTAGATAATAACCAGGATCCTACAGAAGCAGATTTGATTGAAGCACAGCAAGTAGGTTTGCTCTTCGATGCGATCGGTGATAAGCTTGGTTGGAATATGGATGAGATTGATGAAAAAGATAGACCTCTGAATACAGAGGCTTTGGCAGATTATTTTGCTGATGTAGTAAGACAGAACTCTGTTCCTGAGTACGCAGATGAGCGTATACAGGCGCTAGATGAGTATGTGAAGCAGGGTGGTAAGTTTGAAGACTTTTACGCTAAGCAGCAAGAAGCTTTGACTATCGATAACATCGATCTCGAAGACGAGAATAATCAAAAAGCAGTAGTACGCGAATTCATGAAGTATAGCGGTTATACTGACGAGCAGATTAATAAGAAGATCTCTAGGTATGAAGATAGTGACGTACTTTATGATGAAGCGGAGGATGCACTTGACAGATTGAAGGATATTAGATAGAAAGAGGTTGAAGAAGCTACAAGACGTCAAGAAGAGCTTGCTAAAGAGCAAGAGAAACAGTCTAGGGAATTCTTTAACAACGTTAGCAAAGGTATCAATGAACTGACAAACATCAGAGGTATCAACGTTCCAAAAGAGGATCGCAAAGCCTTATTTGATTATATTTTCAAAGTAGATCAGAATGGTGTTTCACAGTATCAGAAGGACTTTAACAAGAATCTATCAAAGAACCTGATTGAGTCTGCATACTTTACCATGAAAGCTGACAGTCTAATTTCAACTGCCAAGAGAGATGGTGAGTCGTCCGCTACTGAAAAACTTAGGAATTTATTGCGGCATACAGCTAAGAATCATAGCACATATAATGCCGATGACAAACAGAAGTCAGTAACAGACCTTTTAAATGGTATGTTCTGATAAAGAATAAAGAATTTAAACATATATGAATAATACTTTACTTAATAATCTCCAGCTGTATCGTGGACGTCGTTTCAGCGACCTGGTAGATGAGAACATGATTTCTAACGCTCTGCTGACCAAGC